CTCCTGTCCAGCAGGCTCCTGTCCAGCAGGCTCCTGTCCAGCAGGCTCCTGTCCAGCAGGCTCCTGTCCAGCAGGCTTCTGTCCAGCAGGCCGAGGCGGACTTCATGGCGGGGCTGACCGACGCGCAGCGAGCATTGCTCGCACAGCTCAAAGGCTGACCATGCATAAGGTCATGCTGGCCGGATCGGAGATCGTAGCGTTCTACGATCCGGCCAGCCCGATCAACGTCGCCCCGATCACCTCAATAACACACCAAAAAAAAGAGGCGCGGGCGCTGACAACGGAACTCACCTGGCCCGGGCTGCTTCAGGTCATGGCGAGTTTTCCGAACGCCTACGTGGACAATTCTCTCAAGGAGTACACACAACGCCAGCTTCATGCCAGGACTGCGCCTGTTAAGCCCAAATACGTCCCTGAAGCTCCGCTCAAGCCGTACCCGTGGCAGAGTGAAGCAGCAGCCCGGTTCGCCAGCGTAGCGAGCGTTCAACGCGGCGCGGCGTATCTCATGGATGAGATGGGGGCTGGAAAGACCGGAAGCGCGCTCTATGCCTGCCGCGAGTTGCAGGAGACTACCGGCCAGAACGTCTTCGTGCTGGTGGTCTGTCCGGCAGCCGTCGTGTCGTCGTGGGTGGAGTCTGTCCACAAGTGGACTGGCTGGGAGCCCACGGACTATCGAGGTCCGCGTCGGAGTCTAGACAAGGCGACCAACATTCTGGTCACCAGCTACGAGACGATGCGCAATGACGAGGCGAAGCTCAAACCGTGGCTGAGCAAGCCGGGACGCCAGTCGATCCTGGTCCTGGACGAGTGTCACTACATCAAGTCTCCGGACGCCTTACGGACGATGGTGGCAGGCAAGCTCGCAGTCAAGGCGCGGCACTGCATCGCCATGTCCGGCACACCTATCGCCAAGATGCCGACCGATGCACACCCGTCGCTCAAGTGTCTTGATCCCGTGGCGTACCCGTCGAAAACCAGAATGTCGGCACGGTACTGCGATGAGGTCATGGATGAGACCGGCAAGATCATCTCTACAGCTTTGAAGGCTGACACTCGGCCTGAGTTCGATCTTGGGCTGCTCGGTGTTCAGCGTCGGGTCACCAAGAAGCAGGCAATGCCGTGGCTTCCTCCGAAGGTGTACGTCGCGCGAGATATGGCGATCCCGCCGAAGTGGCGCGACGCTTACGACAAGTACGCGAAGAAGATGATCGCGGAGCTTCCCGACGACATGGGCACCGTGAGCACGATGCACACGCTCTCCCAACTACAACACCTCCAGATGCTGGCGTCCGCACCGTGCAAACCGGTCAAGGCGATAAACGCCAAGGGAGACGAGTACGTCCAACTCATTCCGCAGATCGGCGGCTGGAAGACGCAGGCATTGCTCGACGTGCTCGCAGAGACGGACGGAAGTGTCGCGGTGTTCTCGCCGTCCAAGCGCCTGATCAATTGTGCCGGTGCTGAGCTTGCAGCGAAGGGAGTATCGCACACCTTCCTGACCGGGGACGTGACCGGGAAGGCACGGGACCGGAACAAGGATGATTTTCAGGCTGGGAAGTACAAGGCGGTGCTGGTGACCACAGGAGCCGGTGGTGTTGGTATCACGTTGACCAAAGCTGACACTGTCGTCTTCCTGTCCCGGCCCTGGTCACTGATCGAGTCCCAACAAGCTGAAGATCGTTCCCACCGACTTGGTAGCGAGATCCACGACAAGGTGTGTATCGTTGACTTGGTGGCAAGGAACACGGTTGACGTGGCGGTCAGGGAGACGCTGATGTCGAACGGCGTGGCACTTGCCGACTTGGTCAAGGACCGAGACCTGTTGGTCAATCTTCTGGGAGGGACAGTGTGACCGAGACAATTATTCCGATAGAGCGTCCAGTACCGACATTTGTGTGCGGCATCGACCCAGGACCGAAGCCCGGATTCGTCGTGCTTGGTTTTCGGCACCAAAGGCTGGCAGGTTTTCGGTGCGTAGATTTCGGACCTGAGGATATCGTTGCGTGGATCGAGGAAAACGCCGAGATCAGTTACTGGGCTGTCGAGCGGTACCAGCAGCGTCCGACGCGCACGAAGAACGCTGCCGCACAGGACATGACACTGGTGCAGGCGGCGGCGTGCCGCGCAGCGGCACAAGCGCGGCCACAGACCAGAGTCGTACAGTTCTTGCCTCCCGGTACGGTCAAGCCGTGGGCTACCGACGAGCGGCTTGCGGAGTTCGGTATCCAGATCACTAACCGTCACCACCGAGATGCGGCGCGGCACGCGCTTTACCTCGCCGCGAAGATGGGATTCGTCAAATGGACCGCCTGATCAGTTATGCCGAGCTGGCTGACTTGGTGGAAAATTTGCCGCTGATCGTGTTGGAGAATCGTCGCAGACGCCAAATTTCGTTGCGTGAAGCTGCCCGCGAACTAGGCGTGTCTTTCTCGACAATCAGTCGGGTAGAGCGCGGCGAAGACTTCAACACACGTATCTTGTCTGATCTTCTCCGGTGGCTTGGACCTGTAACTGAGGAGGTTGAGTAATGACGGCTAGGTGTTCAGCCACAGCCCAACTGGGAGCCCCGGCTTGGCGTGTGACACTTCATTGTGTGCTTCCGCGGGAGGCGCACTACCTCACACCAACCTTCCCGACAGACGACCGATGGCACCTCGCTGTGTTTCGCGGATGCGGCTATCAGTGGCGAGACGACAGTCTCAATCCTGCCAAATTCCCGTGATAGGGTTGACTCTGTGACAAAACCTGAGCGTACACATCCGATTCCGCGACATACCGAGGTTGCCGCTAGGCTCTCGATGTCGGTGAGCGGCGTGTCCAGAATTCGGACCGGCCAACGCAAACCATCCAACGATACCGTCAACGCGATCTCGCAAGCGTACGGCTGGCCGCGCTGTGTTCAGTTGGATCTACTCTACGACGAGGGCGCATCCGGGTACTCTGAGAAGCTGAATCGCATGCTGTACGCCGACGCCATGGGAGGGCGCGAGAAGTGACTGCCTACGCACCACAAGCTTTACGAGGGATAGCACCGTTCGTCAAAGCGTACGTTCCATCCGCGAAGGACGGCGGCACGCTCGCCAACAAGAGCGGCTACCACAACAGTTACAACCGACTGAAAGCTAACCCAGCGTGGCGTAACGACTACAGCACTCGGGATCAACGGGACAAGGACGGGGATCGAGATGCAGCGTCGGCCGCGGACATCACTCCGTCAGATGTTGACCAGCGCAAGATCACGGCGCGACTCAAGGCGGCGACCGATGCGGGCGACGAACGTCTCGTCGGAAAGTGCCGTGAGTTCGGCGGAACCTTGGACGGACGCCGCGTCTATGCACGGCGGATCGAGGACAACGTACCGATACCGTTTGACACTACACACTTGTGGCACGTTCACGTGTCTATGTTCCGCAAGTACGCAACCGATGAGGCAGCCTGCCGAGGCGTGGCTGAGGTGATGGCAGGAATTTCCGCTACACCGTACGTCTGGGATGGAATCGAGTACCCTGGCGAGTCCCGGCTTCAAATCGGTTCGGAAGGCCCGTGGGTAACCTGGCTCGGTCAGCGCCTGGTGGCGCACGGCTGGACCGGCTACACGTCCGGACCCGGCCCGGTATTCACCGAGCGGGACCGCGAAGGCGTCCGTTGGGCGCAGCTACAACAAGGCTTCACAGGCGCTGACGCGGACGGTTTTCCAGGACGTACTACGTGGAAGTGGCTGGCCTCAGAGCCGTCACAGCCGATTCCGCAACCGAGCTATCCGGCACCGACGAGCAATCAGGTCTACCTCGCCAAGCTCAAGCTCGGACAGACGGACTCCGATTCGGTCTGGTACGTACAGGCAGCGCTGCGTAAGGCGGGTTACGACGCGCCTCTCAACGGGACCTACGACGAAGCTACCGCCGAGGCTGTGGGGCGTTGGCAGCGAGGAATCGGAGACGACGTGGATAAGCTTCTCGGCCCGAAGCAGACCGCACTGTTATTGGAAGGAAGTGGCGTCGTGATCGCGGATGCACCGAAGCCGACAGCCAAGCCGGGGCTCCCTGACAAGCCGTTCCGGGTGTTGGAGACTAGCAAGATGCCCGGCGCAGTCACCTATCTTCAAGACTTCGAGTTCATTCCTGAGACGGGCGAAATCGTCCTCGCTCAGGATCCGAACAAGTCCGGGAACACCAAGTTCCACCTCTGGGCGAAGGACGGCAGCTACAAGTCGAGCCGCACAGTCACTGATGGTGGGCACGGTCAGAGCTTCCGCGCCGTAAACGTGGAGGGTACGGGGATTCGGCTCCTGACACACAAGAATGAGACGGGCGTTGTCGTCAACTTCCTCAGCAACGTGACGAAGACGCTCGGGACGGATTCTCGTCCGACTGGCGCGCCTCTCGGCTTGTGCGGCTTGCGGAGGGCGACCACTACGGAAGAGACGTTGAGTCTCTACAAGGTCGCTGACGTGCTCAAAGCCAACTGGACCGGACGCTTGCGTCAGGTCAAGCTGAAGAAGCTTCCGGTCACCGCGGTACAGCAGTCCTGGGCATGCTCGCCTGAGTTCGTCTTCCGGCTGAGCGGTAGGACCGCCAAGCCTGCCGGGGCCGGGAAGGCTACGCTTGAAGTCTTTACCTGGCAGGGCGAGCGCGTTCAGACTGTGGACTTGACCTATCTTGCTGCCAAGTATCCGTCTACGTCCGCCGAGTTCGAGGGACTGAGCTTCGACGGGGACGGTAACCTCCTCGTCGGTGAGCGGGAGGGCGGCACCAAACCACACCGGAGTTACCTAGTGTGGCGACTACAAAAGGAGATGTTCGGATGACCTTTGACACGAGCTGGATTCCTGTGCAGGTTCGGCGCGGCATCTACAGCGTCTACGCCGTGGTGTCGCTGATCGGTATCGGCATTAACGCCTACTACACGGCACTGCCGTACGTCCAGACGCCGGACTGGGCGGTGGGCGGACTTGCGGTGCTCGGTGCTTTGGCGGGACCTGTAGGGCTGCTGGCGGCGTCCAATACCGGGCCGGTCGATCCACCGCCGCAGGTACTTGAGTGGAAATCGCTCCCCGGGGCTCCCGAGTATCAAGTACGCACGTCAGTGACTGAGTCACTACCCACAGACGAGGACGACGCGTGAGCTACCTGGTTCGGCACGAGACTTGGGTCACGTGCGATAGTTGCGCCAACTCCCGAGGATTGCGCGGGGAAGTCGTTCGGTCTGTCGCTGCCGACTACTCAGGGTACATACGTTGCTGCGAGCAGGACCACTGTCCGGACTGTGCCCCGAAACACACGCGCAAGGAGCACGGAGCGGGCAGGCCGCTATAGCCTCAAGCCGATAATTTGGCCCGCTTCGGCGGCGCGGGAATTTTGACTGCGAGACAAGAAAGGCCTTAAGCTACTCGGTATGGCAGAGACAACTACCTTTGTGTCGGGACACGTAACACCAGAAGACGGCAGAGTGTTGAAGTGCAATCCACTGTCGGTGGACGTGGAGACTTCCGGCTATGTTCTCGGAGATCGGCGTTTTCAACTCCGCACCATCCAGTTAGGGGACGACACGCAATGCACGATCTTCACCGATCCGGCAAGGAGCGCTTGGTTTGCGCGCGGCGCACTTAATCAAGCCTTCGAGATTGTGGCGCATGCCGGTACCGCTGATTTGATTCCGATCTGGCGCGAGTCCGGCGCCTCCGAGGCTGAGCTTGAATCGTGGTTCGACAAGCTGACCGACACTTACATTATGTCGTGCTTGGCGTTTCCGCTCGACATGACGCACGGCTTGAAGCCGTTAGCGGCGAAACTGTTGGAGGACCCGAAGACTGCTCAAGGCGATGCTGAGCGGGCCAAGTATTTCCGCGACAACAAGTGGCTGACCAACACCGAGCATGACACGCCCGTCAGTCGGTCTGGCTGGGCGAACTGCGACTACACGACCCCTGTAATGCAGAACTACGCGAGCGGCGACGTGTTCGATGCTGCTGGGCTCGCTGCGTACTTCAAGCCGCAACTTCCCGAAGGGCTGCTCGCCGTCGAGCGTGAGTTTCGCAAGATCACCGCGCGAGTATCGTGGCGTGGCGTACAGTTGGACGGCAAACACGTACAGAAGGCCAGGAGTGAAGTACAAACCACGCTGGAAGACGAGCGCGACAGACTAGATGGCCTAGGCGTTGAGCTTCCGTCGTCCAGCCTACAGGTCTGTCGCGCGCTGATCGCGGAGGGCCACTTGCTTCCGCTCACACCACAAGGCAATCCGAGCGCCACCGCTGAGGTGTTGGCAGGCTTACCGCAGACTGACCTGGTCACATCTCTTCGAGCGTGGCGCAAGGCGGACAAGCTTCGGTCTTCGTTCTTGGACCCGTACTACACGGCCGTCAAAGAGGGCGATGGACGGGTCTATCCGACGATCCTGACCCTTGGCGCGTCGGCCACTGGCAGAACCTCCTGTGTGGGTCCGAACCTTCAACAGGTGCCCCGAGAAGGCGGTATCCGGGAGTGTTTGCGCGCCGACGACGGTCATGTGATCGTCGGCGCTGACTTCTCAAGTGTGGAGGTTCGAGTGGCCGCTGCGCTATCGCAGGACCGCCACCTGATCGACCTGATTGTGTCCGGGCTCGACCTGCACAGCCTGATCGCTGCGCGGGTTTGGGGACCCGACTTCACCAAGGAGAACCGCTACGGTGCGAAGCGCGGCGTCTTTGGCTGGCTCTACGGCGCATCGGTAGCAAAGATCGCACGTACGCTCGGCATCACCGACCGGCAGGCCGAGGCGATTATCGAGGCACTCAGAGGGATTGCGCCCGGTCTGGTGGCGTGGTCGCAAGGTATCCGCAACCGTGTGCGGAACGGCCAACTCCAGCAGTGGGAGCACCCGAGCGGTCGGATCACAGTGCTCGACAAGCACCAGAGCCATAAGGCGGTCAACTACTGCATTCAGTCAACTGCCAGGGAACTTTTAGTCGGCGCGATGTTCCGGTACGAGTTCGCAGACCCCGGACGTACGCTTCTGCCGATCCATGATGAGATACTGGCGTTCGTACCGGAAGCGGAAGCTGAGCGTTTGACAGGCGTGCTCACCAGGAGCATGACTACTGAACTGCTCGGGATGCCGATAGTCTGTGAGGCTCGTACACCGAGCCGGAACTGGGGTTGACCTGTGGCCGAAGTGCCCAAAGCATTAGACCGACTGCTTAGCGCGGGTGTGGCGGCGTTTCCGGTCAACCAGGACAAAACGCCACGGATTCAAAGCTGGCAGAAGTTGGCTACCACCGATAGGGCGGTAGCCGAAAAGATGCCGCAAGGCGACTACTGGGCGTTTCACACTGGTATGTCCGGCCTGATCGTGGTCGATATCGACCAGCACGGCGTGGACGGCGAGGAATCTTGGACGCAGTTTCGGACCGTGATGGAGATTCCCGAGCCACCTAAGGGCGCTATAGCGCACACGCCGTCCGGCGGTCGGCACTTGTATTTCCGGGTGCCTGAAGGCGCTGAGCAGATGCAGAAAAAAATCGGCGCCATGCCCGGGCTCGACCTGATCACCGGCAACGGCTACGTGATCGCGTGGGAGTTGGCAGCACTCAAACCTGAGACGTTCCCGGAAGCTCCGGCCGCCCTGATCCATATGGTTATGCCGTCGATCTACAAAGCCGATGTCGTGGTGGACGACATCAAGCAGGCCGAGGCGTACGCCAAGTTGACGACAGCGCAGAAGCTCGTCTACAGCACGCACGCCGAGAAGGAGATAGCTCGGCTGCTAAAACAGCTTGACGCGGCCAAGGATTGGCCGGAAGGTGTGCGCGACGAGCACGGGCGGGGCTGGGAGAAGCTTTGCGCTGACGTGGCGGTGCTGTTCCACGGGATGGCGGACGACGGCTGGTCCGGGAAGACTCGTGACGAACTTCGGGAGTTGTACCTACAGCACGCGCCAACGAACTGGACTCCCGGCCCGGTAGTCAAGTGGCGACAACAGGCAGGCAGGCGTCACTCCGACCCGATCAAGCCGCCGTCCATGCTGGACGTGCTCGCGGCGGCGGCCTTTCCGGATACCGCCAATCCTCCTGAGAAGGGGGAAGAAATCCTGCCTCGCGGAATGGATCGGGACCACGCGCAGATGGAAGGCACCACCGAGTGGTGTCCCGGCGGCCGTGGCTGGTCCGACAAGGCGATCGCCGAGTCAGCGCTGCTGTTCGCCTCGCGCACTCACCGGTGGGTTGAGGACATCGGTTCGCTCGCTGTGAAGAAGTCGGACCTGTGGGCACTGGTCGATGGGCGCGGCGCGCCAACCGAGTCCCTGGTCTCCTACAGCGCGGCGCGGCTCAACCCCGGGAACGAGGACGGTTCCGAGGTCGAGCAGGCATACGCTGCCCTCACCAAGCGGTTCGCATCCGGCACCAAATGTACGCCGATCTACAGCGCGGCGCGGCGCTCCTGGGCCGAGTATTCAACGGCCCGCGACATTCCCGGATCTGTGGCGGACGTGCTCACGGTGAACGCCTTGGAGTTGGACATCGAGCCTGAAGTGCTTTGGGCGGGCGGCGTGGCCTGGGATCTGCGACAGTCTTACGACATTCCGGTTCGCGCCGCGCAGCAGGCCGAGGTCCACTTGCATTCGGCGATGGCACGGCTTCCGGTGCCTGACGAAACTCCGGCCTGGGACAATTTCCTACAAGTGGTGCTGCCGGACCCTGAGTACCGTGAATGGGCGTTGACCGTGTTAGCGGTCGCACTGACCGGCTACTCGCCAAAGATCATGCCGTACCTGTGGGGACCGAAGGACGCAGGTAAGACGAGCATCCTAACCATGCTCGGCGACATACTAGGGACTTACTTCGTCACTGCCGACAAGCGGATGCTGACCGGCCAGCAAGCGCACGCGTCGATCATCTTCGCGCTCAAGGGTGCTCGTCTCGCCACGATTGACGAGACTCCACGGGACACGTGGACTGCCACCGAAGCCCTCAAGCAGTTGACCGGCGGCGGACGGCTGACCGGCAACGCGATGAAGTCGAACCCGATCACGTTCAGTTCCACACACACTTTGATGCTCACGGACAACAACGAGCCGAAGTCGGCTGATCCGGCACTGCACACGCGTACCCGACCTATCCATTTCGCGACACAGGCGCATCTCGTGGCGGAGGCGCGGCGACTGTGTTCGGGACCGGCATGGTACCGGGAGCAGCCAGCTGTGCTCGCCAAGATGATGACGTACGCGGCGCGATATCTTGACGATCCGCGTAAGGCCGGGAACAGTGAGCGCGACATCGCGGCAATGGCTGAACTGGAGGTCCAAGGCGACCCACTTGCTTACTGGCTCCACAACAATTGCACCTTGTACGGCAAGGAGTGGACCCCTGTCGATGTACTCTGGGGACACTACCGGGACTGGTGTGGGGCTGCCGGGATCGAGGGGCGTGAGCGAGGTTCCGTGCTGAGCTTCGGCCATGGGTTACGACGGGTTATGCGGTCCAAGACACACGCTCCTGAGCGCGAGTGGACCGGCCGACTGCGAGGCGGCGCACGCACTATCAGGATTTTCTGCGACAGTCCGCTTGGAAATCTCGGCACCATCAGCTACGCTAATCTTGCCAAACAGTCAACAACGGAAGGGGAGTAATGAAACAGAAAACTCGTGACCTTGTGAAACTCGCAGTTGTAATCCCAACCATTCCTGAGCGTGACGCCTCAGCGGCGGTCGCAAGCGTTATCAACCAAACTCGGAAGCCGGACAGCGTCCACATGTTCACTGCTGGCAAAGAGGACAACGCCGCACTGGTGCGTAATCAGGCTCTCGGCATCCTCCGAATCGCCAACGACGTTGAGTGGGTCGCCGTGCTGGACGACGACGATCTGTGGCTTCCGAACCATCTGGAGGTGCTGTGGGCACTTGCGGACAAGCAGCCGCAGTCGGTCGCGGTGGTTCACGGCTGGTACGAGAACGCCAACGAGCTAGGGCTGTACGATGACGCTCTCGATCCGGCACAGCTTCCGGACGGAAGTCACCCGACCAAGTACCTGAACGGACTGTACGACAAGGCGTTGAAGGCAGCCCTGATCGAGAAGGCGTGGCTGCCGGTCACGTCGCTGTACCGGGTTTCGGCACTACTTCGGCTCGGTGGCTGGCCGGTCGGTGACGAACTGGAGGACTGGGGACTCTACAAACGGCTGCTCCAGTACGGCTACGACTTCTACGGCGTCAACCAGCGGACATGGGTATGGAACCACCACCACCTGCACACGTCAGGAAAGCCCAACATCAGAGAGCAGATCTACAGAGGAGGGGGAGCTAATGTTTGAAGATGATCGGGCTGACGAGAAGTTGTCGCCGGGTGAAGAGGCGTTCGCCGCTCAGTACGCACCAGCGCGGCTAGCCGCTGACGCGAATGCTGAGGCAGTGAGAGACCTCGCGGTGTTGGAGTCCGCGTTCACGCCGCCTTCCGCGTGGTGCCCAGAACCTAACCTGTGGCTTTCCTCGGACGCCGACGCGCCGGAGTCCGAGGTGATCGAGTTCCTGTACGCGCTGATCGTACTGACCAAGGCGCGAATCGTGGTCGAGACAGGCACATATCTCGGCGAAACGGCGATCGCGTTGGGCTACGCGGTATCCCTACACCGAGGTCACGTGCATACAGCAGAGACCGACATTAGGCGGTACAACGAGGCGGCAGAGGCCATCCAGTCAGTAGCTTCAACCCCACATCTCTCCGTGACGCTGTGGAACACCACTGGTGCGTACATGATTCGGGCGCTGTCCGATGAAGGTAAGCGGATTGATTTGGCGTTCTTGGACTCCTCTATCGAGGCACGTGTTGACGAGCTTCAGGCGTTGTACTCCCGGATCAAGCCGGGCGGCGTGGTCGTGATCCACGACGCGGCTCCGCACCACGCCACCATGGGCTACCTAGGCAGTCTGAAGGGTTGGAACTGGCTACGGTTCCGGACCCCGCGAGGGCTGCTGGTACTCCAGCGCACCGAAGACGTTGAGGGCGTGCGTCTATGAGGTGGCGCTGGCTGCTCTATAAGGCAGGCTTCCGGCCCGATCCCGGCAGCGTCTTCTACAGTCCGACACTTGAGTGGGAGTATTCTGTGTACTGCGTCTTGTGTGGTCGGAATTCCCTGATGGTGGGCGATATTCGCTCAGTCGGCGGAAACGTCTTCGCATGTAGCGACGAGCAGGGTTGTGCTGAATACCGCCTCTTGCCCGATGACACGCGCCGCTACTCCTTGCCACGGTGGAAGCTCGCGCTCAGGTGCGTAATGACCGTGATCGACACTGTCATATATGCTGTCCGGCGCGAGGTCAAGATGTGGACGTGGCACCGGTGAGCGCCTGGCAGTCTTTCTATCATCTCCTCCGACCCCTCGGTCGCTTTGAAGCACACGAGAGATCCGACTGGCAACGGAGGCGTTGCCCGCAAACGTTGGGAGAGAAGTGCCTGAACTGATTTCAAAGAAAACGGTTACTGCCCGCAAACAACACAGGTGCCGGTCTTGCGGCATGACTGTCCAGCCTGGGGACGTCTATCTGCGCGAGGTACTCAAGTACGACGGCCGCCTATATACGTGGATTTCGTGCCTTAGTTGCGAGGCAATTACTGACGAGGTCTACTTGTGGTGCGGTGACCCGGAAGAAGGAATCAATCATGGTGACTACGCAGAGTGGGCGGAAGAGCACCGAAACGACCCACGCGCTAAGGCGTACCTAAAGCGTGCCGGTATCCTGCTCACCTAAGCACACCAAAGGCTGCTCGGTCTGGCACTGGAATCTGGTCGAGACCTATCGGGCAGCCCGGCGCTACGAAGTCGAACTGCGAGAACAACACTGCTCGGACTACAAGTGCGAGTTAGACGATTACGGCCCGATCATCACTTTCAAAAGCTACCTGGTCGGAGGCTCCAGATTCTGAGCCTGCCAGGGCCAGACATTCTTCCACTTATGGAACTTCTCCGAAGCGTTCTCCAGTAGGCTGAGACGGCGAAATATGCCCGCGTGGGCGATGTTCGCGGCTTCCTTGTTGGCCGCCGTCGTCTCAGCCTGCCGGGCCACGGCATTCTCGATCGAATTGATCAGTGTCGTCTGCTTGGCCTGTTCCGCTCCAAGCGTCTTCACGTGGCCTTGGAACTCCGAGCGCATCTCGGCAATGGCGTTGCCGACCTCGGCCAGTGATTCCGCGGTGTCGTCGCGGTGCTTCTTCACGGACTTAGCAACGGCGGTGATGTCGTCGCGGAGGTTAGTCTTGTGGCTGTTGGTCACTTGGACCGCGGTCCTGGACGTGCTGTCCTCGATCGCCGTCAGGCGTTTGCCTGTGCTGTTGCGGGTCAGCAGGGTGACCACGATCAGCCCGGCCTGTCCGATCAGGGCCAGGATGATCAGAACGCTCTGCTCTGCGATCCAGGGAGTGTCTTGTAGCGGCAGCAAGGCAGGCTCCGATCACACGTAGTGAAGTTCAAGGAAGACACGCCCGGCAGCCCCTGCAATCCCTGCCAACGCCGCCTGAGAGGCGTTACGCCAGTTACCGCCAGCGCCGCCGCCGGGAGTTGTAGACGCGCCGGACTGGCCGCCGGACGATGCCGGGGACGCGAGCACAGGACCGCCACCGTACGGGGCTCGACCGCCCTGGCCGTTGCGCAGAGACACACCTGCGAGCGTTGACGCCCAGCCAGCAGCATCGCCAGCTATGCCGAGATCGGGAGTGCCGGTCACGACACCGCCGTCACCGCCGTACGCGAGCAGGTTGCCGGAAGTAGTTGCCGTACCTCCAGCGCCGCCGCCGCCGCCTCCAGCGGTCACGCCGAAGAAAGTCGTGTTGCCGCCTGCGCCGCCAGCGTTGACGCCCGCAGCGCCCGCAGCACCACCGACACCTACCGTGACGGTCTCGGTGGCTGCGAGGGAGGACGCCGGAACACGGATGCGTGCGTATGCTCCACCACCACCACCTGCCGAGGTTGCTTGCTGGCCTGCCGCGGTGGCACCGGTACCACCGGACCCGCCGCCGCCGCCCCAAAGGTGCGCCGTTACTCCGACCAGTCCCGGGTAGTCTTTCTTAGTGAAGTTACCGGTCACGTTGTACGTGACTGTGCGGGTCGGACCCTGCCCGCTGGTGCTCGGGGAGCATAGCGCATACTGCGTCCGCAGATCAGTCAGGTTGGCGGTCGGAGTGCTCGTCGCACCGGCAGGTACCAGAACCTGCACGATCGAGATCGAGTTGGCCGGAAGCGCCGGGAGCACCGGTGAAGGGCTCGGCGTACCCGCCACCACCTCCAGCGCCCAGGACCGCACACCGCCCGAGTAGTCGGCGTCACGCACCCTCGCCACGATCCGGTCCAGTCGCGGGTCCACCGGGTCGGCGGCGGCGATGTTCAACACGACCGGTCCGTTGCTGGTGACGAAGTACGCGCCCTGATCGCTAGCTTCAGTGCCCTTGATCCATGCCGATCCGGCGTTTAGGGTGACCTGGCGCAGCGTAGGCGAGCCGGTTGCAACAAAATGCCCGGCAGGAGTGGCAAGCACCACGCCGCCAGCACAGACCAGCGTGTTGAACATACGGCGGCGCATCACAGGGCTGTAACAGCCTGTACTGATGTCCTGAGGTGGGTTTACTTCCGGCATAGTCGAATCCTAACTCTTTCAGAAGAAAATCGCCGTAGCAGTCATGTCCAATTGCATCGACGGGGACGACGACGCGGACGCCCAGCCGACATAGGACGAGACTCCGACGCGGAGGCTGTCTCCGGCGACCGGAACCTGGTACGTCCAATTCCCGAACACCGACACTTCTCCTGTCGGAGCGTCAGACGCCGGAACTTGGGCGTAGGTCTCGAAAAGCAGGTTGTTGAGGCCCCCCGGCTGGTCCACAGGATTAGAGTCGCACCGCAAAGCTGTGGACAGAATCGTGTCGGCCGACGGGGTGAAAATACTCAAGCTCGACCTGGACTGCGCGGATATGGTCACGAAGGCAGTCGTGTACCCGCCCGCGGGGATATCTATAGAGGTCTGCGCCACGTAGTCCACGTAGCTGACCGCGGGCAGCACAAAGGTGGAGGACCCGGCAGTGACCGCGACCGGCGTCAGTGTGGCCGGGGGACGTGGCAGCTTCTCCAGCACAGCGAGCCGGGACTCCAGACTTGCTAGCCGGTTGCGTAGGTTTGGAACTTCTGGCGTGTTGGGCATCAGCAGTCCTTGCACGTTCCGGGAAGGTCGCGACTGACTCGCAGACCGCCGACCTGGTTGTCGTTGTTGTAGGGTACGAGGTCGAGAGCAAGCCGGGCTATCCCGCTCTGGTCGATCTTCCATGCGTTGCCAGTGATCAGGCACTGACCCTGATACCGGTAGGCGTTACCTACGTAGGCGTCAAAGTTGACGACGGCCCCGGGGCGCATCCGCCGACCGTCGATCAGCGCTCGGGACACCAACGTGGCGTTCAGTGAGATTGCCGGGTAGATCGTGCGAGCCAACTCCGAGTCGGCGTGCTCCTGCAATGTCGGAAGCTCGACCACGTCAGGCCAGGATGGACTTGCGTCCCACTGCACCAGAGACGGTCGCTGAGAAGTCGCCACAACTACCGGCAGGTTCCCGTCCTCGTCAGGCTCCGCGTCGTCGTCAGCACCTCCTGTAGCGAAGATTTTGCTGGCGGTCTCCGAGCCGTTCACAGCGAGCGTGGCGGACTCCAACACCGAATCAGTGACGGTGATGTTCCCGGCAGTCAAAGTGTCGGAGAATACGATCCGCGACGTAATGGTAGTCTTGCGCTCGTCGGTGAAGCTGTGCTCGACCAGCCAGTCAGGTCCGGCAATGTTGTCGGCCATGTTGTTGAACATGTCGCCGATAGACGTGAAATCGGTGTATTTGTAGTTCCGGGTCCGCCGTACCGGCGACGGAACACCTACCGCCGTGAGCGGTACGCCGTCTTGGATCTGGTTGACCAGGTCGGCGAGAATCTGTGTCTGCGACTGCTTGATGAAACTCAGGTCCCCGGTCAGGTAGCGTCGATTGCAGTAATCGTCCATCGCCCGCAGACCGACCGTAACGGCGCCTGACTCGTCGGTCTCGACGGTCTCGGAGTATCCGCCGAACTCAATCCGGGGATCGTCGCCGGAAATCCGCTCGATGAAGATACCGGTCTGAAGAGGCCAGACATGCGACAGCGGCGCCCCCTTCAGGGTGAGCGAGCCGTAGCCGAAGTTGTTCCTCGTCCAGTTCCACGACATGGTGGTGGGGCTCAGAGTGCGCAGCACCGCACCAGTCTTCAAGTTGGTGGCGTGGACGCGCCAGTCCTCTCCACAGCACGATGCGCTCATGCCGACACCACTCCCGAGTTGGCGCACGCCTGCACAGTTCCGGTGACTGCTGCGACAGTACGTAGTCGCAAGTGGCTCTGTCCGGGAGCGACGGCCGCCCTGGTGTCGCCACTGAACAGGCCGGTGAAGTCGTCTCCGTCAGTGTTGTACGCCCGTCCGGTGGAGGTGTCGAGCGTGATCGGGCCGGTACTCCCGGTCACACCGGCGAAGTAGATCGTGCGTAATGGACTGAACGCGGAAGTGATCTCCACGGTTGCTTGTGACGGGAAGTCGCCGGTGAAGGTGAGAAGGATCGGCACGCAAGCGTTACCGAGGTTGTCGAGCGCATCCGGCGATGGCGGACTGATGGAGGTGTCGTAGCACATCGTCGGCGCGTAGCACATCGTCGGCGCGTAGCACATCGTGCTATCCAGCACCTCAATCGGCACGTCGTAGCAGTCGTAGACGCGGACACCATCCTCGTCGGCCTGTCCGAGCAGCCAGTCGTCTCCGTCGAACCGAAGCGTAAGGTCTGCGATGACGTTCTTACCCCGACGCCACGAGACCAGAGCTTGGCGTGGTTTGCCGCGCACGACGTACGGGCCTGCAATGTCCCACGGAGTGCCGGACACCATCGGCGGCGCAAATATCGACAAGTCAACACTTTCGCAGCGTCGGGTCCAAGCTGCCGCGATGTCACTCACTCGGCGCCGTACCGTGGCGATGTCACAGTCACGGCCGCCCACAGCGAGTGTGAGCGTGATAACCCGTCCAGGGTAGAAGCCTGCGTCCCGCACCGTGCCGTCCGAGGCCAACGGCGTATAGTCGTCCACCGTCATCTCAGGCAGACCGAGCCCGTCAGGCGGGGCGGTCAGGAAGCCTCGGAGTTGGGACGGGAACCGGGACCCGTCCCCACCGGACAAGTAGACGCCGTCGAGAAGCGCGCCCCAGTGCTCACTCATGCGGCTGCTCCTGTCAGGTCGTCAAGGGCGGGTGCTGTCCCATAGCGTAACGTCCAATCGAGATCACGTACTCGCTCCGCGCCTGTCGTAGGTCCGTAGAATTTCTGCTCGACCTTGACGTTCACCGGGCGTACCGCGGCGGGTTGGGCTGCCGCAGTACCCCCGGCGTTCCGAGCGGCGACAGCGGGGTTAGGTGGGATGATCGACAACGCCATCCGCTTGAAGTCCTTGGTGACCTCCGGAAGCGTCGCCTCGGCGCCTTGTACAGCGCCCGGGAAGATGTGCTTACCGACACGGTCGGCCATTACCCGGCTCGGGGAGTTGATGCCGAGGGCGGACCGGACCGCCGCTACCATCTTCTTGCTGATCTTCTTGGCGGCAGCGAGCAGCGCGTTCTGCCGGGTCAGCAAACCCTTCACCATCCCGTTGGCAGCCTGCTGGCCTGCGTCGAACAAGCTCTTGGCCGCCGTATTGCCGAAGGCGTTGGACTCTTTGGTGATCCCGGCCAGTAGGTTGTTGACCGACTTGATCACGCCGGGACCGCCCGAAGAGATCGCATTGGCCGCAGCAAGTCCGGCATCGGCGCCAGCCTCAGCCAACTGCTGGAACGCAGCATCGCTGAGGCCTTTCTGCCGCAACTGCGTCATCACAGTTGTGAACTCACGTGCCTTGTCCAAGGACTTGCCGAGGAAGGTGACGATGCTCTCGGGAGTCTTCTTGTCCGTGAAGCTGGTGAGCCGGTCGATAGTACCGGTGAACGTAGATGTAAAGCCGGAACGTGCGTCCGCCAAGGTCTCCACACGAGCTTGTGCGCGGGCAAGCTCGGTACGCAATGTCTTGGCACGCGACACCAGGGTGGTGGTCGCCTTCTTCACCCCAGCTGCGACCACGTTGGCGGACGCAGTAGTCACGGCTTTTGTGGTCGATGCGATCCCGATCGCGTATCCGTCGCCAGCATCCTTGCCTATCCCGGCGTACACCTTGGACGGAGATGCAGATTGCTGCTTGTGTCTGGCAGCTGCGATTGCACGCGCCACCAACCGGGCAGCCGCGGCTGCTACCGAGGCGATCTTGCTGGCGATGCCTCGCGCCATGCCCGAACCAGCATCGCCGCCGATTCCGTGAAACTGCCCTGGCATCTTGTTGATTGCGGACTTGGCGCGCGACGCGATGCTGCTTGCAGCAGAGCGCGCCTTGGACGCGCCGGACGAAAGCTTGGACCCGACAGCCGAAGCAGCCTTAGACGCCACAGAACCTAGTTGGCCTGCCATCGGCGCGAGCCGAGACCGTGCTCCAGAGGCGACACGGGATGCCGCAGCCCCGGCAGCGCTCGCCCCGGCACGGAGTCGGCTGCTGACCGCAGAGGCAGCCTTGGACGCCACAGAACCGAGTTGACCAGCCATTGGTGCGATCCGGGCACGCGCGCCGGACACAACCTTGCCCACAGCCCCGCCAACAGCACTCTTAGCCGCGTTGAAGCCCCCAGCGATGGCGGTGCCAGCCTTCGCTGCCGCACCCTTAACTGTGCCGCCGAGTGCCGTAAGCTTGGTCCCGGCAGACGTGACGATGCCGCCGACAGCTGTCGTGACCGCAGTCTTGGCAGTATTGAAGCCTGAGGACAGCGCAGTACCGATGGGAGCGAGCGTTGTCTTCGCAGTCGCCACGAGCGTAGCGAACGCCGAGGAAATGAAGGCGGACGCTGTTGCCCACATGCTCTGAAAGCCGTTCGAGAATCCCTGAACAACGTCGCTGCCCATCGCCATGAATACCGTCGATGGAGAATGAATCCCGAGGAGGGTTTTCACCGCACTCACAGTACC